CGTACCGTAAGCCGCTGACCGCAACAGTTGACTGTGCGTCGCAACTGATTCCCCCCACCTTGACAACATCGCCAGATATTCCAACAGAAGTGCCGCTAGATATCGAGAGGGAGGCATTAACAATGATTGCGCCAGCAGCTGTCATGCTGCTGGCGCAAACGATGCTGACTTCCCCCGTGGTTATGCCATAAGAGTAGTTCCCGACGCCATATGCGCCGGAACCATAGTCGCTAATTTCAGAGGCAAAGTCCCCGCTACCGTAGTCGCCGGAACCGTAGTTGGCCATCTTATGTCAGGGTAATAGTCAGGCTCGATGCCGGGATTCGGAAAATATCACCGTCATTGATGGTGCGGCTGGTGGTCAGAGCTGCCCAAGCAAGCATATTCCCTCCAGTTGAAGCATCAAACACAGCTGCGTGCGTAATGGTGCCCCAGTTGCCGCCACTTGCTGCCGCAAACTCAATCGCAGCCGAGTTGGTTGCGGTTGTCGCCGTGCCACTGACACTAATCGTGCCCGTTGCTTTACGTGCGTAACCGTTACCGCTGACCTCGGTGCCGCCGCCGGTGTCGGACGGAGCAGCCGTGAACAGGCCAACGTACCAAGCCGTAGGACGGGTGGCGCTGTCGGTAGTGAATAGCCAAGTGAGGACTAAATCCTCTGCGTAGTCAGAAAATGATGACATTACTTATCCCCCAAAAGGTTTTGCCCTTACTTTTAACGTCCCGCCGGATGTTGCCGCCCGGTCGTCAGACACCTGCACCGCCTCAACCCCAGCGGCATACAAGCCCGACCAAACATTGATACGGGCATCATCCTGCAAGTACGGCGCGGCTTGGATCAAGGCTCCGTACAGGTATACGTCAGGCGAGCTGGTCAGCAGCCAGTTTGTCGTGTTTGAGTCCGACAACTTGGACAGCTGCGCGTAGTAAATCAACTCGCCGGTGTAGTTGCTGTCAGGCGTCGGGTGGACGCGAAACTGACCACCCACCACGCTGAAATACTTGGGCTTGCCTGTCGCCGTGTTCAGCGAGTCCAAACTGTCCATCTCATCGACGGTCACAAACTGCAGCGGCTGGGGCGGCGTCGTGCTGGTGAGCTTAAACGACTTGACCTCAAGAAAGTCGCCTGGCACGGCGCCGTACTTGCTGTCAATCGTCGCGGTCGCCCGGACAATCATTTGCCGGGTGCGCAGCACGCGCTCCATCTGAGCCTCCGCCAGCGAGACAAACGTCGGGATGACCGACGTCAGGTCGCTGCGGTTGAGCCAGTCACCAATGGATGACTTCAGCTCGCTGTAGTTTGTGATCGCCATTTACACCACTCCAGGGCGGGTGCGAAAGTACCGATTGTCAGGGTCGTTGAGCCACTTTTTCAAGGCTACCTGGTCGTCCAAGATACCCTTGGCCTTCAGGTCGTAGTACAGGCTCATCGGGATCGACGCCACGCGGTGCATATCGCCCTTCCAGCCTGCGCGCTCGTCTACCTGGTTGAACGAACCCTTGTTTGCCTCCAGCACGTCGTCAACGACTTGGGTCGTCTGCAACGTGACCGAGCCGTCGTCGTGCTCATGCCAGTACTGCTTGATGCCAGCCTCGGCATTTTCTGAAATCAGTCTTTTTTCCATGTAAGTAGGGGCTGGGTTATTAGCCCAGCCCCATCACCTTAGGAGGTGGTCAGGTCAGCGGCAATGCCGTGTGCTTTCTCGGTGTGGATGCGTAAGCCCCACTCGGTCAGCATCAGGCGCTTGTCAGCGTCGCCGGTCTTGGCCATGTCCATGGTCTGCATCGGACGCAGGTAGTCGATCGATGCGTACTCAGGATCAAGCACCAAGGCGTCGCGTGCGCGGACAAAGCGGTTAGCCACCACGCTCACGTTGCCAAAGTCGCTGACGTAGATGTCAGCGGCACCAATGATGGTGCTGGGCTTGTTGCCGGTCACGTTGAAGCGCTGGCCAGCGATGCCGGTGAACGCCGAAACAGCTTGCTTGTTGAAGCTGCCAACCATCAGCACCTTGGGCGTGCCACCCTCAGTCCACACCTGCTGGATCACATCCTTGAGGATGGTCTCGCTGAAAGCACGCTGGGTGCCGTCGGTGCGGGTGTCGGTGGGAACCGTGCTGTAGGTGGGGTCAGCGCCGCCAGTACCAAAGTTGGTGTTGGTTTTCAAGAAAGCCTGCACCGAGGCGGTCGTGCGAGCGGTCGTGCTGTCACCAGCAACGGCAGCTTGACCGTTCAAGCAGGAAAACTCGATGTCGCGCTTCAGCTCCGAACCCTTCTTGGCGATCTGATAAGCCAATTCCGAGCGACGACCAGCCTTGTTCACCTTCTCCTCAGTGCCCGAGATGATGACCGACTTGCGGCTGATCTGAGCATAGTTCTGCAGGCGAACCGTGGCGGTCACGGCGTCGTAGCTGGTCTCATCACCTTCGATCTGAGCGTTGGCAGCAGCAGCGGCCAAGGCGTCAGTTTGCCAATCAAAGTTGGTGTTAGACAGCGTGCCCTTGCCAATGTTGTTGACAAAAGGCGTCTCCTCGGGGGAGATGTTGTAGATCACATTGGACAAGTCCTCGCGGATGCCCTTTGCGCTGTAGGTCAAAAAGGTATTGCTTGCAATAGCCATAATTAAAACTCCAAGTCAAAGAAACTTCTCAATCAAACTGGCCGCGTCCTTGACGTTGCCAGACCGTTGTAGACGCTGCTGCGACTGCTTAACTGCGCTCGCCTGAACCTTGCCTTTTTGGGCCTGACCAGGCTTGACTGACTTGGGAGACTTTTGCACCGGCTTGATCTGCTGTCTCTTGCCCACCATCTGGTTGTACTCTGCCAACCTATGGAGCGCTAAAAACACGCGATGGTCGCCAATGTTGTTTATCTCCTGCTCAGTCAATCCCACCGACTTACCTGCCTCAATCCAAGAAGCGTATGCCGCCTGCGCCCGCTTGTGGTCACGCAGCTCCGGTATCTTCTCAATCAACAAGTCGCGTTGGTTCTCTAGTTGCCCTCGCAACACCTGCTGCTGCTCTTGTGCCTGAATTTGCGCCAGTCGTTGCTGCTCGGCCTGGATGGCCTGCATCTTCTCCTGCCGCTCTCTGTGCACTTCCTTTTGCCGCATCCACTCGATTGGGTCTGTGTCGTACAGCTTTTCCATATCGACCTGCGGCTCAGTAGCCTGCTGCAGTTGCTGTTGCAATGCGCCTAGAAGTTGCGCGTACTGCTGTCGCTCTTGCCTCACATTCTGCAGCTCTGCCTGTGTCTCTTTGCGCACTTGGGCTAGTTCCTGCGTCTTGCGGGTGTAGTCTGCCGTCCTGCTGTAGCCTTTTTGCAGCTCGTCTAAGGTAACCTCAACTTCATTGCCGTCAACCTTGACGGTGAATTTCTGTTCCTCGACTTCCTGCTCATCTTCAGCTTCGTCGTCAGACTCATCGGAATCTGTCTCGTCGTCGTCCGCTGCGTCCTCCTCCGCAGACAACTCCTCCTCAAACTCCTGTTCGGACTCCACCTCATCGGTATCATCCTGCTGCGCCTCAAGTTCCTGTTGTTCCCCGTCGCCGGACAACATCGACTCAATGGCCTCGCCAGCCTGTTCGGCTGTCATAAACCCTGGGACACTTGCTTGCGCTGTGGTGTCATTGCTCATAGTTTAACCCTCAATTAGATTGATTTGTCACGCTCCAACTGCTTGCTTGCGATCTTGGCGCTGTCCACAAACGACTGGAGCTGGTCTTTGAAGTCCTGCAGGACAGACATATTTGCATACGCCCTGTCCCTTTTGACAACATCGTCAATTTTGCTCGTTTTCCAGTCGTTTGTGTAACGCTCCTCTAAAGCCGCAAAGGCTGCGGCCATGGTCTCGTCCTCAAGAATCTCAAGCGCCTTTTTGCCGCGCTGCACCTTTTGGCGCAAATCTGCCATGTCACATTACCTGCTGGTTGTATTGGGGTGACTGCTGCATCGCGGTCTGTGCGATAGCAGCCTGCTGCCGGATGGCCTCGCGGTCTTTCTCCATCATCTCGTGGATGTGGGCGATGTTGACCTGCGTGCCGTACTTTGCCTCGATCTCCGCCGCACGCAGCATGGCGTCGGACTCGATGCGGTCGCGCTCGCGGTCGTCGGCGCGCAGCATCTTCTCGCGGTCGAGCTGTAGCTCGGCAGCTTTCTTTTGGATGTCGGCCTGAATCGACTGCGCCTGCACCATCGCCAGCACCTCCTCGGGCGACGGCTTTTGCTGGGGCTGTGGCGGCTGGTAGTCCGCAGGTATGGCGTTGAAAAACTGGCTAC